CTCCTTAAAAAGCTTGGGATCCTTATGCTTAACCAATTGAAAAAACCAAGGCTTCTCAACTACAGTCTTGGGAATTCCAACCCCGCAATCATAGATTGCCAAATAAAGTTTTTTCCCAAAGGTGCTACACATCAACCACCACCGCTTTTGTTCAGCGGACGAATCAGGATAAGCATGCAGCCGCACATTATTTATAGTTTCGGATACCGCATCACCATAAACATGTTCCTTGTCCGGCGACATCCTATCATCATAAATACGACCCTGAATGAAGTCTACAATTTCATCCATTTGATCACTACCAACACTAGAAACAATCGGCATGTGCCGAGCGCTATCTAACGCATACTTTATTTCCAGGCCATTTATCAACTTATGAAGATTACTTGATCTAATAGCTGAGTTGACCGCTGGCGACTTAAGAGAGAACGCGACTTCCGCACTCCCAGATCTACCGACACCAGCCATTTCCACGGCTGCATAGACGACCACTAGGGCTGCGGCAGATATCTTCTCGGTTTGGGAAAAATCGATAATACAATCGCGAACCTTATATCTGTCACGAACAGCCTCAACAAAAGCCATTGTTTGAAAATAAGGGCTTACCTTGCCTTCAAACTCATAGATAGAGATATATTTTGGCGCTTGAATAACATCTTTATGCAACAATGACCGTACAGGCTGCACCCTATCCGGATTATATTTTTTGCCTTTCCTGCTAAGACGGTTACGCCACCGGGCTTGACCGACTGCGAAAATAATATCCTTGGTATTAGGGTCAAGCCTCTTCATCGTCGTCTCGATGCTCTCAAAGTCTCAGGTCCAACACCTTGTCAGAACCAGTGTTTCTAACCGCGCAGGCCCTACCTCCGGGCTCGCTACTCGGCAGCGCACAGTATCAAATGCAACCCACGCGGTCACTCCTCCACCCGAAATAACTGCACCTGAAGACTCACAGAAAATTTCCCGAGCAACGCGCCATACTCTTTTTCGCATTGTTGCCCAGCTATTCTGGCCGAACCGTAAGCTTTCGCCAGCTCTTCCGCTCGATCGCCAGCCCGCATGACAGGTCGGAGAGCACCATGGTGGCGCGGAAAACTGCGTGGCTTCGGGCGCTAGCTGCGGTATCCATGGCGGGCGGCGACAACAAGTTCCACCGCATCGTCTCCCAATCGCTGACCAGCAGTGACAATATCAGCAACCTGGCGCTCTTCCTTCGCATCGGTACTGCCGACCGAACACAATCCCCCTCCTCCTACAGCTCGTCACCCCGAGCTGGTCAGATTCGGTTTGCCTCGATTACTGTACATGCAAACAGTACCAGCAGGTGCCACCGTGATCATCGACGACGACAGCTTTTCGCTGGGCATGCCCACACCCATGGAGATGCTCGAGCAACACGCTCTCCTACTCCAGGGAGAGAACGAGCAGCTGCAGCAAGACCTTTCCCGGACGCGGAAGAACATCGAGAAGCTGGTGGTGATCAACCAGGGCCAGGCCGAGCAAATTACTCAGCTGAATGACAGGATCAAGCGGCTGAGCTCGGATGTGTCCAGGCTTCACGTAGAGAATACTGCGCTGATGAACAAGCAGCTGGGCGGCTGCTAACCGACATGGGGCTGCTAACCGCCCTAGCCATGGGGATATATCGGGCCGCCAAAAACCCGCAACTGATACTCCTGAGCCTCCGTCATTAGCGAAACCGCCCAAAGCCCAAGGCGCTCCACCTCCTCCGGTGAAGCGTGACCTTTGGCCTCGTTGTATCGGCGAAGCGCATCCAGCGCTTGTTCCATCAACAGTTCTGCCGTTGCCATTGCGCTGGTCGAGCCCTTCATTTCCCTGGCCTCTGGAAGCTTTCAGTGCAGTGGATGTGCCGGCCTGCCAAGCGCGCGGCGCTGGTATTCGTGAACTGCTTCAAACAGCGACTCAGCCTCCAGCCGCAAGCGCTCCACTTCCTCCGCTGGCGTAAGAGAATCCCGAGCCTCGTGGTAACGGCGAAGCGCATCCATTGCCTGCTGCATCAGCGGCTCGCCGGCGGCGATCTTTTCTTCCAGGTCATCCATGATCCAGCTCCCTGTTATCTGGTCTGGGCAGTATAGGATTCAAGAAATTGGAGTGCCCATTTCTTCATGCAAACGGCAGCTATCGGCCAGAAGCGGACACTCAGGGATGGAAGCGCTCAGCCAATATCGACCATAGACACAGTGTCAACGACTTCGTAACCTCGGAGCAGGTCTTGTCTATTTTTCTCTTTTGCCCATGTCGCGCTTCTAGTGTTCGACTCAGCTGGCCAACGGGCTTACGCATGGACAAGGAACGTTAGGCCTCACACTCAGTTTTCGGAGCGGCCGATGAAGTCAGGTTTCCTGTACGTATTGACGCACCCATCCGACCCAGATCTATACAAGATTGGGGTAACCGTTCTACACCCAGAGAAACGGCTGGCTCAGCACAATAGTCAGCACGAAAAATATGCAGGTCAGATTGTTAAGCAGACTGGCCAGAAGTGGGAACTCAAGACATACATTGACGTCCCTGATCCGTATTGGGCCGAGAGGGCTTTTTGGGGAGCGACGCCTTTCCCAGACATTCCTTACAGAAATGGCATTGAAGTTGAGCGAATGGGGTGGCAATTGGTGCTGGAAGGTCTAGAGGCAGCGAAGCGGGCCGGGGTACGTCCACCATTATCAAAACCAGTCCGAAACCGAGAGTGGATGATCAAGTTGCTTGAAGGAAGCGGGATAAAAATGATCGGTCACTATCGCGGCCTAGTTACCGGCGTTGAATTCGAGTGCGTGAATGGTCACGTATTCAAGGAATCTCCAGGCTTGGTTGCAAATCGAAGATATTGCCCTTATTGCGATGCTCGAAACAACCTCTGAAAAGGGGACAGATTTATTTTTTGTTACTCTAAACCCCCGCTCCTGGCCGCTTTTTGCCCGTATTGACAGGCAGGTTTGGGTCGAAATTGGCCGGTGACGGGAATCGACAAGGACTGCCAATTTCAACTCACCGCATAACTTCATGCACATAAGCCTGACAGGCCTGAAGCGCTTTCAATCCTTTGTCACCATCACCGGTGATGGCGACAATTCGTTGAGCAGCCGCTGGGTCAAGTTCGCCTCGCGCTGCTCCATGAACCACGCCGCCGGCGCCGGTGGCGGCTGACACCCCACTGCCACCACCCGGGGTGGCGAGTAGAACTGACAGCCGGAGATCAGAAGTAGCAAGGCGATCGCGCAGGCGAGCCTGGTCTTTTTGAGCATTAGTCAGCTCCTGGTAGTAGATTTTGTCGTTGGCTTGCAACTGGCCCTCAAGGGCTCGACGCCGGGCCTGCTCGGCTTCCTGCCAGTCGATCACTGCAACTGCTGCAGCCTCTCGCTCTCGCTGGAATGCGCTGGCCTGCCGGGCGCTCTTCACCTGCCATTCGGCGTCCATGGTTGAGCGACCGTGTTGGTAAGTACCCCAGAAGGCTGCGAGCACCAGGGCCAGCGGCACGGCGGCGCCGATCGCGCGAGCGCTGATCACGCCGCCTCCAGAAACAGCACGCGCTCAGCCTCCCGGCGACGCACCAGGCCAGGCAACACCTTGCCGCCCGCCTTGTTCCAGCGCGGAAATTGCTCGGCGGCACCGGCGTAGTCGCCGACATTGAGTAGGCGCAGCAGCGTCGATGACTCGAGATTGCTCGCGCCCAGGTTGTAGGTGAAGCTGACCAGGGCGTCCCACTGATTACCGCTCAGGGGCACCTTCACCAGGCGTTCGACTTCCGACTCGAAGCGCTGCACGTCGTTGAGCAGCATCCGTTCAGCCTGCTCTTTGGTGACCGACATGCCCGGCTTTACCCCGCGAGTGGCGCCGTAGCCGATGGTCCAGACGCCGACGGCGTCCCGATAGGCCAGCAGGCGCAGGCCTTCGAAGGACTTGATGAGGCTCAAGCCCCGTTGCGATGTACGCATTCACTTTTCTCCAGGCAAAAATAAACCCGCTCGATGGCGGGTGCTTTGGGAGTGGTAGATGTCAGGCCGGCGGCACTGGCCAGTCGATCGTATCGGGATAGCCCGGCTGGTCCGGTACGCGATTCAGTGCGATGCGGTATTTTTTCCAGGCTGTGAGCTCGGCAGCTTCGGCTTCGGTGGCCACATCGAGGTCGACGGCGTCCTGTAGCGGCGCAATTGCGGAGTCGGCGACTGCGCGGTGCGTGGCAGTCTCGGCGACCACCTGGTCAAGATGATCCTCGGCAGCGGCCTGGTCTTTCATCGCCTGCGTAATGACTTGCGACCAATCGATAACGCCATTGGTGGATGGCGGTTGCACGTCCGAATGCTCAATACCAGGCAGGAAAACAGCTCCATCAGCAGTGGCATGGATGTCGACAGGAAAACGCGCGCCATAAGGTGCGTCCACACCGTGGGGCAGCATCAGTGTTACGACCAGGACGCCACCCACGCGCTCCACAGGCTGGACAACCCAACTGCTGCACACAGCATCGGCTGGAAGTGTGTCGCCGTTTTCCAGACTGGCGAAGTCCAGCGAAGTGCCGTTGATGATGAGCGAATCACCGATCTTGGTGACAGCCAGTTCGGCATCGGACCGAACCGGGGAAAGCTTGATAATCATTAGAACCACCTCCCGATGGCGAGGTAGTGAATGTTGTATGACGTTGCAGCGCGTGCAGTGGAATCCACAAAGTAGAACCCGCCCCACGCACTGACCCCTGCTGCGCCCATACCGGCTGGCCAGGTCATATGAGTCCCACCACTGACTATCTCAATCGAGATCCTCGGAGTAGATGCAAACGTGGCAGGCATCGCAACTGGCCCCATCGTAGTGGTGAAAACATTACCGTTGGCTGTGAATGGCCCCTTTGTGGTGTTTTCACTTCTGGTGCAAATCAACAGGCCATCGGCGAATTTGACGTATTCCCCATTGGCATTGCTGCCACGCTCGATGATAGATCCGGTCGGGACCCCGCCCGATTGGCTTACCGTACCAAGTATTGCCGCCACTGCGGCGGCCCCAAGGCCGAGCTCGTGACGCGCGGCGTCCGGCGTCGTGCCACCGGTACCACCCTTTGCCACCGGCACTACGTCCTCGGTCGAGACCGCGCCCAGGCCGGCAAGCGTCGAGCCCCACTGCTGAGCAATCCCATTGAAGGCATCCCTGAGCAGCTTGTCGTACCCCTGCACCGGAGTTATTGCGTAGGTGCCGCCGGTTATGGTGGCGCCTTGGTACGCAGGGAGAATGCTCAGCACTGTGCCGCTGGCAATGTTGGTCACTTCATACCAACGACCATCAGGCCCTTGAAACGCATCGCCCACTCGGGAGTTTGCAGAAAAGTTGGTGCCGGTACCGGTCACCGTGGTTTGGCCGGCCGTGATCGCGACCGTCCCTTGTCTGTACCAGGACATGAGTTGTTCCTTCAGAGCGGTTTCATTGGGCGAGAGGCAAACAACGTTCGTCCGTTTGCGGTCAGCGGGTTGATGCCAGAACCGTTGTCGCAATACATCTGCAGAATCGACCGGTTACCCGGCAGGAAGCCGCCGAAGTTCGCGCGGACAGGCTGAGTGGTCTGCATCACGTTTGTGCACGAGAACAGTGCGTTGGCCAGCACGTAGTCGTCGTAGCTTCCGGTCCACGCCATTTGTTGGCTGGGTGCGTAGTAGCCGCCACCCCCCGTAATGGGGTTACCGGTGTTGGCAAAAGCGTTGGTTGCCGGCTGGCTGTTCAGCAGCGACAGATTGGCAGTGGTGACGAATGTCCGATTGCCAGCGGCATCCCTGACAGATGCACCGTACTGCCCTGCCGGTGTACTCGGCGCCTGATAGCTCGCGCAGTACCACTTGATCTGCATCGGGTACAGCGCGGTGTCACCATGAGCGCCTTGGTTGTTGTAGGCCTTCAGTCGAAAGCCGGTCCAGTTCCCGGGACTGCCTTTGACATGGAAATTACCGACCATCATGTAGTTGGCAGCATTCAGGAAGATCAGCGGACGCTCGTAAGTCGTGATCGGCGAAGGGAAGTCCACGCCGCCCCATTGGATCTGGTTGCCGCTACCTGGCCCCTGAAAGCCGATGTTGAGCCCACCGCTGTAAAGGACAGTGAGCACTTTGTTGATCGCATCGATCTGGCTCCGCACGTTGTTGTTGAAGGCGCGAATGCCGTATGAGCCCGGCGCAGAGAACGGCTCGCCACCCTGCGACAGAATCATCACCTGCCAGGTGAGGTTCTGCGGCTGCCGGAGCTGCAACTGACCGGGCGAATACCAGGCTTGCGGGGAAAAAGTGCTCTCCCCGCGGTCCTCCAGGGTGTCAACGACCACGAACGACTGGGCTTGGATCTCGGGTATCGAGATGTACTGGTCGAACGCACCGTTGCCGACCACCTGCATCATCTTCAGCGAACGGATCGGCGTGATCGTTGTGTCGAGCGTGACCGCACCAGACGCATCCCTGGTGCGAAGCCCGTATTGCGCTGCCATCAGGGCAACCTCCCCACTGCGGTGCGCTCAACGCCGTTCACGTCGTACACGTAGACCCCGCCGTTGTTGATGATCGTCTGGCCGTTGGCGTCCTGCCCCCGCACAGTGAACGTGCCGTTGACCATGTTCAGCTCGATCAGCGGTAGCCCTTGCGAGTTGACCGCCTGCGAACGTAGCGTCATGCCAAGGATGATCTGCTGGATAAAGGCCGTATTGATGAACGCCTGGTTGATGAACACCTGGCCGCCCTGCACCACGAACGGTGACGACAGCACGCCGTTGATGTTGTTCACCACGGCGAAGCGGTCAGCGCTCACCAGGAACTGGCTCTGCAGCCCGGCCGGACCGTTCTCGATACCCAGCCCGATACCAGCAGCCACGTACTGGTCCTGGGCATTGAGCTCCATCTTCACTGCCCACATCGTCCGCGCTTTGCCGTCGGCGGTGGCCTGGGCCTCACTGACGACCTGAACAGCAGCCGATGTCTGGCCGATAGACGCTTCCAGCGTTTCGGTTTTCCGCACTATTGCTTCATCGCGAGACGCGCTAGCCTTTACCTCGGCAGCGAATGCCGCTGTCGAATTCCATTGCTGGAGAGCGCCGGCCAGGTCACCCTCAGCATCATCATCGCGGGATGAAGCTCGCAGGGCCTGGAGGTTTTCGGCTGTAGCCGTGACCTTGCCGTCCACCTCGGTGATCTTCGTGGTATTGGTGTTCACCTGCTGGGCAAGGCCGTTGGCCGACTCGACTGATTGACCAACATCAGTCCAGAGCGTCGGGTTGGGCGGTGCATTGCCACCGCCAGGATCAGCCGCGACATCCTGCCGAGCCTGGTAGATCCGCTCATCGACGATAACCATCTTGCCAGAGGTGTAAGGCTGTTCAGGGTCGTAGGCTTTCAGCCCATCGAGGGCGTCGATCTGATCCTGTAGTCCGTCAATCTTCTCGATCAACTCCTGGCCAAGTTCACTCTCGGTGATCTGGCCGCTAATCAGCCCAAGGACCGGCGAAGGATCCGTGCTGGATATCCCCTGGACAGCATTCGGTGCCACTGGGAACCACGGCCCGATGTTGCCAGTGCGATCCACCAGACGCGCCCAGAAGAAGAACGACACGCCTGCAGCCAGACCCTGCAGCTTGTAGTCACTCTGCGGATAGGCCAGATCGGTGAGCTTGGTGGCGGTCTCCAGACTGTTGCTCGGGCTGTACCAAATTTCCGTGCGCTGGGTGTCCTCGGCGCCAGCAGGGAAGCCCCACTTCAGACCGATGGCGAACAGTTCGCTGCTGGCTGTCAGATGGGTGACCGCAGGCGGCGGCGTGGTCTTACCTGCGACATCCGTCAGCATCGAGGTCGTCGGCATCGAGGCCACGTACATGGAACTGACTGCGCGCACCCTGGCCAGGTACTGACCCGCATATACACCGCGAACGTCGGCTGACAGTTCGCCAGTGCGTGGCAGCTTGATCCAGTCCCGAGCACCCCAGCGCCATTCCACGTCATAAGCCACTGCGCCGGGCGCCGCATCCCAGCCGATGGTCATCGTGGTAACAGCGATACCCTGGTCGACGGAGTTATGACTGGTGATCAGTACCCGGGCCGGGGCGTCTTGCACGCCTGGTGGAAGCACGCTGATCGGGCGGTCGTCGATGACGGTGCCGTAGCCAACTCGTCACAAGCGAGGCTGACCAGCTTGCTATCCGCGAAGGAATGGCCGACCAACATCTTGTCCAGATGCTCCATCGTATTTCCGAGGCTGCACACCACATTCATCACCGACTGCTCGAACTCGGCGCGGGCCTTCTCAACAGCCTGGCGGACCTCGTCAAAGGGAAGGCCAGTTCCGGCCGGGTGGGCGCGTTTACAGAGGAAATCACCATTGGTGTAAGTGGCTCCGAACACCATGCCATCAGCATGGTAAACGTCGGGCTGACGGCAGGGGCCAAGCATAAGGAACTGCTCGTGCTGCTCGGTATTGAGCAGGTCATGAGAAGTACCAAGGAACTCTGACGGACTACTGTCAGACAGGCGCTTCAATGCCAGGGCCAGACCAGCAAGGTCACCACCAATCACCGCGTCGATTACTGCCTGTTTGTCACGCTTCGCTTGTTCAGACATCGCAGGGCTCCAGAAACGAAAAGGCCCACCGATATGGCGAGCCTCGAAATAGATTCGGCCCCAACAGCACTCCCAGCTCGGAGCGATGGGTGTGGCGGAGCCGAAAACGAAGAAGCCCCGGCAAATGCCGAGGCTCGAATGGGGGCGGATGGCCGGTGCATCCCCGGCTTGGTGGTCTGGATCGCTGGGTCACGTACCCCAGACTCTCATCGCGTAGTCGAACAGGGAGCGCACGGCTTTGATCAACGCCACTACCGACTTAGCCCAGCGGCCTGGGCGTGTAATCCGCATTAACGAAAAAGCCCAGCTGGGTGGCTGGGCTAGGATGTCTCTAAAGGGAGGATTGGCGACTGTGATGCCAATAGAGGTATGCAAGGCCTACAGGAGCGATGAAAACCGCGAAAAGCCAGCACATGAACATAGTGATGAATTTTGTCGCGAGCATAAGCTTCGCGTTCACATAGAACACATTACCTCCCACGATGTAACCAACCACACTCTCATAAACAAAGCGCGAGTATGGGTAAAGCAACGTACATACAACGGCCAGAGAAATTGCATCGAAAGTGAGACCGCTTGGCGATCTCGCCTTCATGAATATGATGAAGGCCGCGAATAGGGATCCGAAGATCAGCTGACGAATGTAGTAGCTCGGCGTCAGCCCGCCAAAAGTCTTGGAGAAAAACTGCTGCATAAGATCCGTCTCAGGCTCGAAAAAGGATGCAGACTTTAACAGCCCTGCTCCGCCATTCAAGGAGGCGCTGCAACAAAAAAAGCCCGGCAATAGGCCGGGCTCTTGGAGTTGGGATTGTCACATCCCGAAGGACGGACCTGATCTGCGTTTCTGACTCTGCCGCTCAGCTTCCTGCTGGTGCTCAGCTTCGGTTTCGGCTTCTCTCTGGCGCTCGGCCTCAGCTTCCGCATCTCGCTGCTCAAGAAGTTTGATATAGCCCTCAGCTTGCTCTAGGGACGAACACGGATTGCCAATGGTCATCCCGCCAATGAACACCTGATAGAGCTTCTGGCCGGATCTAGAGCCACGGCCTTCAATGATGTGGTACTTCGACATACGATTCCCGTGCGTAGTGACAAAGTGCCACTCTATCAGAGACAGGAACGAAAAAGCCCAGCACGATGGCTGGGCTCAGACTTGAACAGCTCGCAGCTTTTATATGCACGCCTCAAGCTGGCCGGCGTAAAACCAACCGCAACAAATGCCACAGCAGAAACCTGGGCACTTGACCTGTCACGCGTGGGATAGCAAATGCGCCATAGAAAGAAGGAAAACCGTGACCTGCCGGAGCGATTGCTTCGGCGGACCAGAAAAAGAAAGAGCGGCAAATTATGGGTGGCGTACTACTACTGCGGTAGAGACGCTGAAGGAAGGAGGATTGAAATCCCTTTAGGGCAGGACTTGGCAGAGGCCAAGCTAGAGTGGGCGCGCCTCGAGCAGAAAGCTATGCCGAGAGTGATGGCGACGATGGGTGAACTGTTCGACCGGTACGAGCGAGACATCATCCCGACCAAATCACCGCGCACTCAGAAAGACAATAAGTACGAGCTGGAACGTTTACGCAAGGCGTTTGCAGACGCACCGATTGAGGCCATCGCGCCACCGGTCGTTGCTCAGTACCGGGACGCGCGCACGGCGAAGACCAGAGCGAATCGGGAAATAGCCCTGCTCTCGCACGTTTTCACTGTAGCAATGGAGTGGGGATTCGCAGAACGCAACCCTTGCCTGGCTGTACGCAGAAACAAGGAAAAGGTACGCGACTTCTACGCGGCCGACGATGTATGGGATGCGGTGTATGCCGAGGCAGATCAAGGCCTAAAAGACGCCATGGACCTGGCCTATCTGGCCGGCCAGCGCCCTGCGGACACATTGAAGTTCAGCACCGTCGACCTGGACGATGACTATCTCTGGGTTGATCAGAACAAAACCGACAAGAAGCTGCGCATCCGGCGGCATGTCAATGGCGAACTGACCGGCCTGGGGCTGTTCATCGATGCGCTACTTGAACGTCGGAAGCTGCAGGGCGTCCGCAACTCGCGGCTCATCACCAACGACTCTGGCCTGCGCATGAGCTGGGAAATGCTGAGAAACCGTTTCAGCGAAGCCAGAGATAAGGCAGCCAGGAAGATTGCCGCCGACGGCAACGCGGATCTAGCCGCCAAGGTTCGGCAATTTCAGTTTCGTGACATACGACCGAAGGCGGCCTCGGAGATCGAGGATCTTACTCAGGCCAGCAGGCTGCTCGGCCACTCCAAAGAGGAGATCACAAAGCGTGTTTATCGTCGAGTTGGCGAGGTCGTCAGCCCGACAAAATAGACCGAGTTGCGGAACACATGCCAAAAGTTGCGGAACACTTTGGTCTTTTTGCGCACAAAGAAAAACCCCGCAGACGTTAATCTGCGGGGCTTTCAATAATGGAGGCCGAGGTCGGAATCGAACCGGCGTAGACGGATTTGCAATCCGGAGCATAACCACTTTGCTACTC